TTTGTGTGAACTCCGCACTAATATTAGTAAAACTTTTCATTACATCAAGCCTTAAAGGATAATATTTCTCCATTTGTTACGCTCCCTCCATAGGCAAAAATAAAAAGCGCTAATTAAAGCGCCTTCCCGAAAATTTTAATAGGAAATGTGAAATTTGTTTCTGGCATATAATAAACCCTGTAAAACCACTTGTTCTATACCTTTTTAGGTGCTTGCCACATCATGCATCACCTTCCAACGCCGCTATCACTTCATCTCTTCTGCTTTCAGGAACATTGTCTATTGTTAATATTCCTGCTTTTATCATCTTCACATAAAACTGTACCATTATGCATCGCCTCCTTTGATAGTTTGTATCTCCGCATCAAGTTCAGCTATAGCCAATGCCATTGATTGTATTAATTCGTCTTTTGAAGGTTCTTCCGTTCCATTAATAGCTTTTCGTGCTTCTTCGATAGTATTAAACTTTCGCCCTACAACCCTGTCTATTTGGGATTGTGTGGGCTGTTCTAATTCTGTTACGGTATACTCTATTCCACGGTCAGTTAACCGTGCTATAAATGCGTCTTTCTTTTCTATATCATAAAAATCTCTTTCTCTATTTTCTGCAACCTCTATTAATTGACCTTCTTCGTTTCTTTGCCTTCTTGTTTCTTGCCACTCAACTTTATGTGTCAAAAACTTAACTTCTCCATCTACTAAACAAAATTCCATACTAACACCTCCTAAGATCTAATCGTTATTGTACCAGTGTTAACATCTGCCATTGCGGCTTGCGTTGCAGGTAGACAAGTTCCTGTTTTAACTGATATACCACCATTAAGACAAATGTTTCCTGTGATTATACATTTATCAGTTGTGCTGGTCGAGCTGTTATATAAACCATAATAATCACCACTACAAGTGTTACCTGTTATAGTGCAGTTAGTGCCAGAGTTGTATAAACCATACTCACCATAATCACTTGCGTTATTAACTATATTAAACCCATCAATAATCACATTATCTGCATTATTTGTAAATACCGAATACGTTTCGACATAGTCAGAATCATAAACGTAACCAGTCAGCTTAACCCCATTACCGTACAAATGTATATTATCATAACCTAATGGAATAACTATTGCTGAACCATCTGTTACTGTACCTAAATCAATATTACCGCCCATAAAGTCAATCCTAATTGCTACATCCACACTTGCTCTCATGGTATGTAACATTGTAATTGCATTTTGTATTGCTGTTCTATCACTTGCAGGGTCACCCGTCAACACTAGGTCTGCCCTTTCTTTATTAATCGCGTCGGCAGGTGCAATAATAAAGCCGATATACCCAGCTAATCTTGATTCAATTATATCCATATTATAATTTATGTCCGCTATATTAACCAGGTCGGTACCGTCAGGCTTCTTTAATTTTAGTCTATTTGTGTATTGCATTATTACACCCTCTTTCCTGATAACTTGGCTCTTAAAGCTCCACTATATTCCAACTCTTGTTTCACGATGTAATAATCATTTTTTTCTTTTTGGTCCACAACTCTTATTTTGTCTCCTAAAAGCAGTACAGGATTACCCCGCCATTCTAATTCCATGTCACGCTGGGGATTTTTATAATAATTCAACAACTTATTTGCTATTGTTACAGCTATTGACCTTGTTTGTATTAATGGATTAGCAGGAAATTTATAAGCTATTTGACCGTTTTCCTCAATGCTTGCATCGTCCTTAACGACAATCTTGTCTTGATTTACAACCTTAAGAGGTTTTGCATTTACAATGATTTCAAATGTTCCGGCCGTCGCACTTGTAACTGTAACATTTGCACCCCAAGAATAATACGTGACATTTGATATAGTTCCGGTTCCTTGTAGCGTTGCAACGGCATCAACACATGGTATGCTATTATATCGTACTGTTATTGTCTTTGTTTCTCCCGCGCCTATACTTTCAGATTCATTGCTCCGATATACTTCTTGTGTTGCATCTGGTTTTAAAGGTTGGGTTTCCACCTCAATGTAATTAGCTATTTCCGACCATTTAACAGGATTGTCTTTTCTGAAATATTCGTCATGAGTAATAGAAAAAGGAATATTAATATCTCCCCATGTATGGGATTTTAATTCATCCCATGTATATATCGTTAAACTATTCCATGTCACAAACTCACGTGCAAAATCTTGATTTTCTATAAAAGATGGACCTTCTATTCTAATAATACCATCTCTGTCACAATAACATTGACCAACACATGCTTCTGCAATCCTACGCAAGGCTTCTCGATGCGAAATTGGTTCAAAATAGGCGTAAGGAATAGTAAAATCTTGTAATTCATTGTCTACCCAATACTCATCTGCCGTAAGTCCTGCATCTTCTAATACATTTATCGCTAAATTATAAAGACTTACATTTTGCCATACTTGAGAGTTTTCGTATGTTGTTTTCATCAGCATATCTAATCTATCTCTGCCGGTTGTCTGTGCGGTGACTTCATCATCCTTTGCTGTCCAGTCGCCACTCCAAAACACGCCAAGTGGTACCCATTCCATTTGTTCATTGTCGTGTTTTACTCCTAACCAGGCCTTTATTTTACGATTAGGTTTTAATAATTGATATAAAGAACTCTGAGTATTTCCAGCATCAAATTTTCTATTAACATTGTTAAGTGTAATTTGTATCTCATTGCTTGTTATACTTCCAATCGGCAAAGAGTTTTGTCCAACATCTCTTTCCTCTATTAAGTCGATTTTAATGATATCTTCACCTTCATAAGTTTCTTGAATAGACGTAAAAAATTCAACAATCTTAACTTGCCTACCAGCATGGCTCCACTTTGTTATTTCAAGAACCATCTTTACTACCTGAGTCACAGGATTATCGAGCGTTTTATTCCAAATTACATTAGTATTATTTGATACATTTTCGATATACAGCAATACATCATTATCTCCATATAAATAAATATTAAAATTAACCGGATATTCTCCTCTTGCGCTATCTCCGATTACTTGTAGCTTTGTGATTGGTCTAGAATTAAATTGCACTGTCAAAGTTGGATAAGGCAGAACAAAATCACCATTAGCATCAGATAATTGTGCGCCCCACCACCCCATTTGGCTCATTAACGGATCAATTGGAGCCAACACATATGTTCCGTCTAATACCCAGCTGCCATCTAAACTGGCTATTTTACCTATTGGAACTTGCACATTATCAGCGGTTTGATTCGGGTATGATATATTTGCGTTTTCATTTGTTAAAATTGATATAGATTGATCTAGGAAAGGGTCAGTATAATCTATAGTTACTTTTGCAAATGCCTGTCGATTATTAGCTCGTATCTTTTCCAAAAACTCTTGCGATACCGGATACATAACGTCACCTCTCTACTGCTCAATAAAAGCTATACTCACGTCCTGCCAGTATCTCACACCGTTCTTTCTATACCAAAGACCCGTATTTATATCACCGGAATAGCAAATCATTGTCTTTTGTCCGCCAACGTCAGGATATTCGAAACTAAAAAACGGCTTATTTGCCGTTATTGTGTCGATTATGAGCTGTAGTTCGCTGTCAGCAATCAAGCTCCATGTACAGTCAACTCGCCGCTTCGTTGCTATCAGATCCATTACCATTTTGCCTGCAGCATTTCTTTCCGATTTAGTTATATCAAACCGGCCTATTTTAACATCAGAAGGTGATTTTATTTTTACTCCTGCTATTTTAAATACTTCTGCTGCCATGGTTTACACCCCCTGAGGCCTAAGACAAGATTTATGCCCTGACGTTGAGCTTCTCGGATAAGGGCGGGAAGTTGAATTCTTGCAAGTACAGTGTTGTCAATTTTGAATACAATTTCTTGATTTTCACTGTTTCCTTGGTTTGTTGTTGCTTGAGCAATTCTATAAGCGTCTATAATTCCCCTATATACTGCTTGTTCAATATCATCGGATACTGTGTTATTATTTGCGACCTGTCCTGCTGATGCCACTGACTGTATCGTCGGCTGAACCGTCATTGAAGATAGAGTCGATATTTCATCAGCAACTGCATTCACAGATGTATGTATGCCAGGAATACCTTTCATAATGCCTTCTCTATACATTTTCATAAGATTGGGAGCCCATTTGTCAGCATCACTTCCCGGTCCTTCTTTAGTCGGAGAAGAAAAGCCGAGAAAGTTTTTTATCCTCTGTCCTACGTTTTTAAGCGATTCTTTTAATGTGTTGACTTTTTCTTTTATGCCGTCAACAAAATTCTGTATCAAATTTTTGCCCCAAGTGAAAGCATCATCCTTAATTTCCTGCCATTTATTAGAAATGGTGTTTTTGAGTTCTTCCCATGTAGAAGGTGCGTTATTTTTCAATTCGTTCCATTTGTCGCTTATTGTTTTTCTTATGTTTTCCCATGTAATAGGCGCATCCGTTTTAAGAGCGTCCCACCTATCAAAGATTTCTTTTTTGATATTCCCCCAAACAGTTGGCGCATTAGTTTTAAGAGCGTTCCATTTTTCGCTAATACTCGTCTTTATACTTTCCCATGTAGTTGGAGCATTGGTTTTCAAATCATTCCATTTCTCGCTAATAGTCGTTTTGATACTTTCCCATTTTTCAATAGCTCCCGTTTTAAGGAATTCCCATTTTTCGCTAATAGCCGTTTTGATACTTTCCCATGTGGTAGGTGCGTTGGCTTTAAGAGCGTCCCATTTTTCTTGTATACTAGTTTTTATATTTCCCCAGGTTTCCCCGGCTTTTGTTTTAAGGTTTTCCCACTTGGTTTGTATATTTGTTTTAATATTTTCCCATATAATAGGCGCATTAGTTTTAAGGGCATTCCATTTTTCTTGAACATTCGTCTTTACACCTTCCCATATCTCACCAGCTTTAGTCCTGAAATTGCTCCACTTCTCCTGTACCCAACCTGTGAAATTGCCCCATTTGTCCTTTGCGCCTTCCCATAGGTTACCAACCCACTCTTTGAAACCGGACCATTTTCCCTTGATTCCTTCCCAAAGTGGTCCGACCCAACTTCCTACCCACTCTTTAAAGTCAGCCCATTTTTCTTTCGCTCCTTCCCATAGATTGGACGCACCAGTTTTAAGACTTTCCCATTTCTCACCGATCCATTGCCATATCCCCCAGCTTTTGACCCATTCTTTAAAGCCATTCCATTTTTCTTTTACACTCTCCCAGAGGTTGGCTGCACCTTGCTTTATCCATTCCCAAAAACCTGACAGGGTTGGCTTCGTTTCCTCAATACTTGCTCCTATATCTGGAATTCCAATTCCGCCCATATCAATTCCAGGAATATTTACTCCTAAATCGGCTCCTGAAAGTTCGCTTGTCATATCATCGGCATTTTTTGTTATATCTTCTTGGAGCTGATGCACTTCGTCAAATGACTGGATATTTTGTCCTGCAGCCTTTTTTGCGGCTTTTTCTGTTTCGCCAAATGCGTCCGCTTGGTTTTTTGCGGCATCAGTAATGCCAGTTAAGCTTCTTTGCAACTCTTCCTGTTGAAGCCGTATTTTTTCATTCATCGCCGCTTCGTTCGCCGCGTTTACGGATTTTGTGTATTTATTCCAAAGCACCATACCGCCTGCAACAGCCGCCGATATGCCTAATACAACCCATCCTATTGGGCCAAGTGCCGCCCAGAGGGACCATAGGGCTAATTTCAGTTTAGCCAGAACGCCTGTAAGGACAATACCTTGCGCTGACGCTAATGCTAACTGTACCCTATAAATACCTACAGCAGTACTTACCCAACTTAATACCGGGATATGAGCAGTCAACTCGCCTTTTAAGGCTAAAGATATTAATCGAAATGCTGCAGTAGTCATTGATGCAATTTTAGTTAATGTTATATAAGTCAAAATAGTGGTAGCAACAAATCTTACCGCTTGCCCATATTGAATAAGTAATTTCGCTGTACCGCTAACTATTGACGCTAACCAATGTATAGCAGTTCCTAATATATTCACGAGTGCCGCAACATCTCCGCCAAAATACATGGAAATAGCCGTCTGTAGTCCTAATTGCTTAACAGCACTATAAAAATTCGTAGCAAAATCACGGACGCCTTGCAGCCACGTATTCAAACCTTTAAATAGATTGCTGGTTATTGTGCCTATGGTTATCCGCCATATATCTTTTATCGACGACGTAACTCCTTGCCATGTATTCTCCATGCTGGCCATCATTCCGCCAAATCGCTGCATCATTCCCTTAGTTAACATTTCAACAGCTTTATATCCAGGAATTAAGCCTTTTGAAACCATTTTTTGCAACTCAGGTACGGTTTTACCCATCGCGTCAGCTAATATATGCCATGCCGGCACGCCTACTTCCGTAAGTTGCCGCATTTCCTCAGCTGATAGCTTGCCTTTAGCTCGTATCTGACCCAATGCAAGGGTTATTCTATCAATTCCCTCTGAGCCTGCTCCAAGTGCAGCTGCCGCATCTCCGATGGCACGTAGCGTAGGCAAAACCTCTTCTGCTGCAAAGCCATATGCAAGCATACGTTTAGATGCCTCAAGTAATTCTGGATATTCAAAAGGTGTCTTTGATGCGAAGTCAGCCATATTATCAAGGAATTTCTGTGCTCTTTCCGCACTTCCAAGCATAGTTGAAAACCCAATTTGTGCTGTTTGAAGCATAGAGTTAAAATCTATTGCTGTTCCTACAGTAGCTTTAAAACCCCTTTTCAGAGCTTCAAACATAGCCATACCGGTAGTAACTGAAAAAGCATTTTTAAATATACTACCTATCCTTAAACCTGCTTTATTGGCCTGTGCTTCTGCATTACGTAATCCTTTTTCGTATTCTTTTGGATCCAAACGTAACTTTGCTATTATCTGGCCAACTGTCATTTTTATTCACCTGCCTTTTTAAATAAAAAAGAAGGATTTTCCATATTATTGTAGAATAATGAAACTAAACCAATATTTTTACTAAGGAGTGATTTTATGAAAAAAAATATTTTTATGCTAATTACTTGTTTGGCATTAGTTTTGTGTGGAGCTGTTAGTTTTGCTGCGATGTATGGTCATTTCGAAGGTTTTCCAGTTGTCAAAGTTCTTGTTGACGGTCGAGAAATAACAGGCGATGTTCCTGCAATTGTCCTTAATGGTAGAACCATGGTTCCGGTACGATTCGTTAGTGAGGCCTTAGGCTCCAATGTTACTTGGGATGCTGAAAATGAAACCGTGCTCATTACTACTGGTAAAACAACTGTGTCTTCAACAGAAACCGGAAAAAATGAGTATATCGTAACAGACGATTCAGGAAATGCTTTATATAGTTTCAAAATTAACAAAATTACCGAAATGACTGAACGTAATCAATTTTCTGATAAAAATCCAGCACAAGTTATCATGATTGACTACACTTATACCAATATCGCAAGTAGTGAAGATGTTTATCTGTCCGATATATATTTTAAAGTAGTTGATTCTGCTGGTAATATAGGATATACATATCCTAATTCAAAAACAAAATACCCACAAAGTATACCACTAGGAGTTACATGTAACGCTCAAATGATTTTTGGCCTTGATAACAAATCTGATACTGTAAAAATTTACTTCTATAAAGATATTTTGGGCGAAGTTACTGCTACTTTTGAACTTCCTGTTGAATAATTACGCAAAGGAGGTATTTCTTGTGAAAATTGCATGTGGTATTTTATCTTTAGTTTTTTTCTTAATTATTCTTCTTCAGTCTTGTGCAGTAGGTATTGGCGGCTCAATTTTTGGGGAAGAATCCGCTACACAAGGAGGCAGTGTAGGTATCTTTGTAGCCCTTTTGTTTTTAATCGGTGGAGCTTTCTCTTTTGGACTGCCTAAAGTATCAATGGTTATAATGGCGATTGCGGGAATTTTGGGTATTGCCGCTGGTCAAACAACAACATATTCCGACATGACTTTTTGGGGAGTTGTGGCTTTAATACTTGCGGTATTAAATTTCTTCGGCAGCAGAAAAAAGAAAACAAAAAAAGATGCTACCACGGCCCCGCCAGCCCCTTAATCCTCACATCATCAATGTGCTTACTCCAGTCCTTTTGCTCGAGCTCATGCCCAAGCAAGCGCTGGAGTATTTTTTTTGCATCTTTGTTCATAAAGTCATCCGGCTCCACAAGCTTTGGCTTACGTTTCTTTCCTCCAAAAACCCCTGCAATAACAGTTGTAAATATATTAAAACCGTTTGTTATGACCGCAGCTAAAAATGCCCATTTGTTCCTTTGTTCGTTATACTGTTCAATTACTATTTGTTTTTGCAACTCATTTAATATTGCAGTCAATTCATGAATGGTAAGTTCTCTCATTTGTTGTGGTGTCCATCCAAATTCTCTTGCCAAAAGCACAACTATCTCTGCGGTAAGCCAACCTGAATCAAGCTCATCAGCGGTTTTATCATCCGCTTTAGTCCCATAAAATTTACGTCAACAAACGCCTCCACTAATGCTTCAATCTCGCTCATGTAAGCATTCTTCACATCTTCTTTTGTAATCTCTGGTATGATTTTCGGCAGTTTCTTGTAGAGTAATTCAAATCCTGCCTGTTCTAATAATTTGCTCAAGTCTATTTTCTGTATATTACCTTTGCTCTCCGGAAACAATTCAGCCACAATTTTTTCAAGCTCTCCAATCTTTTTTTCTTGTATTCTAATTTCCTTCCCAGCAAAATTTATAACTTTTTCTCGCATATTATCAATCCTCCTGTTTTAACAAACTAACTCCTTCCAAATTGATTCCCATTTCGCATATATCTTCAGTCTTTTTTAGCGTAGGCAATTCAACATGCCCAGATAAACAGCGCATATCTTCACCCTTGCCTATAAACAACCGGACAAAAGCTTGCCCTTTAGGTATCTTCTTTGCCGCCCAGTATGCTTCTGCTTTCACATGCCACCCTGTAGGTATAATGTGAAGTTCTGGGCCAAAAGTATATTCTTTCTTGTGGTGGATCTCAAGGGTCCAGTCAAAGAGTAAAGCGATATTGTCAGAAACAGGGGCGGCTTCATTCTTATATACCGCCCCAACAAGTCCTCTGATAGCCATTAGCTACTTATCCCGGATGGCGTAAGTGCACCGGTACCGGAAAAGTCACAGCTGAAACTCACTTTATCATCAAATGGAGCTTCGATGCTGAGATTTACAAAAGCATCTCCAGAAAATTTCACAGTACTATTCACTTGAAGCTCCAGCTTAACCGCTTGGCCGTTAAGCCATGCATCTATTAAAGCAGCCTGACCGTCTGCATCATCTGGCTTGAAGTTGCCTTCAAAGGATCCGGACCATTCCTTGATGCCCTGTATCCTTTCTCTCCAGCCATCACTATCAAAACTGGTAATGTCGATGTCGTCTGCTGACAAATCCAAACTCCAGTTTCCTATTTCTGCAACCTTCTTCGGCGTATCACCAATATAAACACCGCCGCCTTTACCTGCTATTGCCATAATCAATCACTCTCCTTTATAATTTCAAAATTTATGAACCATTCGGTTCTATTATTGTTGTCTCGTTTTAATATTTCCGGACTTCCTCGGGCTTTGATAAGCAAATAACGAGTCCCTGACAATTCTGTTTCATGTAGTCCATGTAGTGCCTTTCTTACTTCATCGATTTTTGCTCTGCCGGCAGCATAGCTTTTGTTGCGGACCCTTACTTGCAACCCAGGATATTCACCATTCCAGTGTAGGTCTGGTGGGCTTCCGGCGTATTCAAACAAAGCTATGCTGTTGTCCGGCTGATCCGGCATCAGGCCCAAAAATAAATCTATCCCAAGGGTCCCTATTCCTTGAGACTGTAAATAGGTACCTATATCGTTTAGCATCACGCCGGCATCACCTCACTTAGCTTTTTCCAGTGCTTTCTTAACTTGCTTTTCTGCATAGTCAAGCACCTTTTTCTCGTTGCGCCGGAAAGGGTCCTCTAAATATTTTGCTTTCCCGCCGCGAGGATGGTTATATCCAAGTTCCTCATGCTGCCTCCGGGCATAGGGGGTATTAAAACTGATATACACCGCTTTCTCTTTGCCAATTTTGCCACCATCTTTTTGTGCTGTTCCAGCCTTAGCTGCTTCATACACCTTCGCCTCGTCCGGCAGAGCTCCGACTGTCACCGTTCCGCTCCTGCGAAGGGTGCCAGTATCAATCGGGGTCTCATCTATGGCCTCTGTCAGTATTGCTTCTGCCCCGGTCCGCAGTGCCTTCAGCCCTGCTTCTTCTGCTGTCTTTACAGCTTCTTTTGTACGCCATTTATTCTGCTTAGCCATTATACCGCCACCTCTCTGTGGCTCTCCTTACCATCCAAGCCTAGAACGGTAGAGACAGTAATAACCGGCCACTCCCTGCCGGCATACTCCAGCTTATCCCCTGGCTTCACAGGGTCAATGCAAAAAACCCTTGCCTCTGATACTACTTCCCTGCCTTCGTTATCCCGGACTAGTCTTCGCTTGCCTTCCCATCTGACTTTGATTGTCTTGCTGCCAGTTTCCGGCTCCCCATATTCATTCTGGCCTGTGATATAGTGCCATGTGGCGGTTTGGTTGAGATAGTTATCTATCATCGACAACACCACCTAACCGCTTGCTGTAGTTTGCCGCAAATCCATGCTGCCAACTTGAATCGATGCGAATGGTGGCAATAATCAGAACAGGTCCATCTTATTTTGATTTTTCTTTTCCTCATGTTATGAACACGCTCCCTAACAGCCACGGCTTAAGCAGTTCCTTTGCCTCCTGGCTTAATAGTCCCTTTCCGGCGCCGGCAATATAGGTTTCGGACATATTACCCAGCGTGAAGGATTGAACTCCTTCCTGTTGTAGCTTTCTGCGCTGGCTATTGCCACGTTCAAGCAGTGCCAGGGCTTCTTCACAACAGGCTTCCTTGACTGCTTCCGGTATCTCGGTATCCGGGTATCTAGGAAATGCAAGCGACTGACGGATGTCAGTTCTTCTTCCCCTCAACGGCATGCGATCTATTGCTTTTGTTGCTTGTTTGAGGGCTTTTTCTTTGTCCCATTGGTTGGCTGCTGCCCAGGCTTCACTATAGAGGCGTCCGTCGAAATATTTATTTGCGTATTCAATTGTACAATACATCTGCATCTGTATCACCCCTTTAGGGCTTTTAGAGCTTTAATAAGGTCTTCTTTTTTCATCTTGTGATAACCTTCGATGCCAGCTTCTTTTGCAACTGCTTTAAGGTCGTTATAATCCATTTCCTCCCATACAGGTGTTCCTTTCTTTTCTATTATTAGCACTGCCTTTTTCGCCTGCTCTCTGCGCATACGCTGAAAACCTGTTACATCAACTGCCATTTACATCACCTCACAAAATAAGAGGGCACAATGCCCTCTCATATTATCCTGCAGGCTCCAACCTGTGTTTGAACTGAACAATACGCACATTCTTCGGTTCGTATACACGTTCCCAGTTAGCATAGTTTGCAAGCTCGGTGTTGCTCGGGGTTGCACCTGCCACAGAAGCATTCTTAAATGCCACTCCACGAGGATGCAAGATAAAGTGTCTACGGTGAATCAAGATGTCGTCACCAGCAAGTGCATCTCTGGCAGTTTCGGTCGGAACAGGAGCTTCACCTTCGCCCCAACCAAATGCACCAGCACCGAAAATGTATGTGGTGTATATACCATTTGCATTAGATAATCCATCATCCACTATAACCCTTTTACCAAGGAATGTCGGTACATCAGGTTCTCCTTCTGACGGCTTGATGTACTCAATCAAATCATCTTTTGCAAGTTTTGCAACTGTAGCACTATGCATGGCGAATCCGGTCAGTTTATTGTAGCTGTCACCGAGCTTATAAATAGCATCAATAGCGGTTTTCGCATCGATTACAGCTGCTTCACCAGAAGCATTTGAAATATCATGTTTGTTGCTGTCCATCCCGGTTGCAGTGTTGCCAAAAATACCGTCAAGAATCTTCAGGAGAATAACCTGAAATCTCCTTGACCAGTAATCGGCAACCAAATCACCAATGGCCCTCATTGGGTCATCACCGGAAAGTGCTTTTGCCAAATCATTTACACTCCATGCTTTACCTCTTGCAAGCAAAGCAGCGACATCCTGTCCTGCAGTAATTTTTCCAGGGGTTAATGCCTCTTTGTCTGAAAGTACCTCATCATAACCGTCAAGATCTTCCCAAAATGGCATATTGATTAATTTACCACCTGAGCTTGCAAGTCTGTCAAGCTCTTGATTTCTCGCAATAATACCGCTCTGATAAAAAGCGGAAAGTTCTGCTGTACGTTGAATAACGTACGGGTTAAATACTTCAGGGACTATAACGTCCTGAATAATAGTTTTCGTTACTTCTGGCATATTTCATCACCTTTCCTTTTTTTTAATTATTTTACTCCCGCCTCTGCTTTCATCCGTGTTGCTTTGGCCGGATCCTCACGCAGGATTTTCCCCTGCATAGTCAGGTTCCAAGTTTCCCGCTTCCACGGATTTATTTCGGCGTTATCGACACCTGGCGGATTTGTGCCGCCGCCAATTTGTGTTTCACCGAAAAGATACGGATCAGACTTCTGAATTTCTTTCAATTGGTCGTCCAAGCCTAACAGTTTATCACCATCCAACTTTACCTTTTCAAGGTCAAGTAGTGCTTTGACAGCTTTCGGATTCTTTGCCTTGGCTGCCATGAGTGCCCTTTCCAGCGCAAAGTCAAGCTGCATTTGTGACATCTTCTTCTGCCATTCTTCAGCAGCTTCCTTGTTGGCTTTTTGCAGCTCATCAATTTGTTTTCTGAGCTCTTCATTGTTCCCAGCAGCATTTTTTAGAATTTCAAGCTGTTTGTCTCTCTCCTGGATGTCAGCCTCCAACTGCTTCTTTGCCTCTGCTACTTCGTTGTACTTGTCCTTAGGAATAAAGTGCTTTGGCAATTCTTTGTTGATGTTGGCAATTATGCCGTCAATCTTTTCTTCTTCGACTCCGGCTTGTTTGAGTAATTCTTTTAACCAATCCATACATAATCAACCTCCATACTTTTTTATACTGGTTAGTACCAGTTTTGGGTTCTTGTCTCTTTATGCCCTGACAATACGAAAGAAGGGCAAAAATAAAAACGCCCAAAGGCGCTTATTTACATTGATAACTCGCAATTTTTATTCATGTACAAAACAAAACCTCTGGTGTATAATTAAACCAGAGGTGTTTATTTATGAGTGACTTCAATTGATATATGCAACAGGACGAACTATCGGTCCATGTGGGCATTAATCATCGGCTTAGTTTAATATACAAGCAAGGTCTCATCCCCTCCTTAATTCGTCTTGGCAAGAAACATACTCGATTGTTTTGGAAAGAATGTGGCCATTGGTATATTTCCCGGCCAGGGACAAAACCGAATATGGGCAATATTGTTTGGGTACCGGAAAAAAACTGCTACTGCTACAAGAGCCGTGGTTTTCTTATCCCTATGCAGTTCAATGATTCATCCATTTACGGTATTGCCGTGGAAGGTGTACCAAAGCTGGAAACACCTAAAAAGAAAAGCACCTAATCAGATGCTTACTTTTTTATATTTGCAATAGTCTCAAATACTAAATTTCCGTCTTTGTCCAACTCTCGCACAATAGCCATTTCTGCTTTTTCTTTAGAAACTGGTTGTCGTTTTTTGTTTAAATAATATATTTCGCTACGTACCCCTCCGTTAGGAGTATTTCCTATATGCACTTCCTTTGTAATCATAAGCCAAGCCTCCTTAACGCATCTGCACGATGCGGGAAGTTCCTTTGAAATTTTCGCTTATTAAGAACAAACTCTACAACTGAATCAGCAAAATCTTCAAGATTGGATTTTGCTTGCTTAGCATAATCTGATACATATTGTTTCTTACTTATATTATAATCCTCTTTCATAGCTTCTGTCCAGTCTTTTCCTAAAGAATATTTTGTCGCAAAATTCCTGCCAAGTTCCCAATCTAAATTATGCCCCATTTCATGTGCCATTGCAGTTGGGAGGTAATCAATAACACCCTTTTTATCTTCAAATCCGTTTTCATAAAAATGAATCTTTCCATTTCCCTCTGTGGCAAATGACCTAAAGCCAGGTATATTATATGTTTTTTCCCAATATATATCGTCAGGATTACGATAATCTAAAATTTGTATTTCATCAATAGTTTCTTTTAATCTTTCTGGCATTTTCTCCAACACATCAACAATTTCTTTTACTGTTATATGCTGCTTAGTTACATCTAAATCCTCTGGAATCACTATTCTAATATGTTCAAACATATGAACTATAACATTTCTTATAGTATTGCCTTTGAGCATGTATCCTTCTTGTCTTTGCGATTGTGTGCCTTTTGGAAGTTGATCTGGTTCTCTTTCTTCCCTTTCAAGCTCCTTAATCTCCTTATCTAATTCAATATACAATCCATATGCATGTCTACAATTCGGATGAAACAATCCTGCTGCTTTTGCCTCTTCCAATGTCGGGTAGCCCGGTGTCTTTCCTGTAATACTTAGTATCTTACCTTGCCATGGCTGACACAGTTCACAAGCTCCCAAATGAGTGCTAACTTTTACTAAATCATGGCCTTGCTCAACTAATCGGTTTGCCGTACCTTGCAGATGCGCCTCCATGGTTGTTGTTCTTGCGACCATTTCCGTATAAGTTCGCATATTCCATATCCGGCCAGTACGGTCTTTAAAGCCGGTTACACCTCTTTCAGCAAGTTGTTCCCTAAATCTTCTGGCAACCTGTTTCCAAGTATCATATCCAACCACGGAGCCCCGGACATTTTCGAGGGCAAGTTCACGGTAAATATCGTTTACTTGCCGTCCTATAACCTGTGCAACGTCCTCAAATCTCTGGAAAGCATTTTCAGCTAACACTTGTGCAGCCTGCTGATGTATACCACCGAATCCAGTTGAAACAGATGCGCCTATATCTTTCAACATAGCATCGGCATTATTCAGTCCTTCAGTGTACACCCGGGGAATTGCTTGCTCACACCATGTTCTACTACCTTCCTTGAGCTGCTGCAGAATAGCCTCAACATTACGCTTCATCTGAACCAAATACTCTGTCTGATTTCCCCGGAGCAATGCCCGATTGATTTGATTCAGTATTTCACGCTCAGCCTGTTCATAGAATTTAATAAGCCGGTTTATTTCAGCATCGCTGAATTGCTTTGAATCTCTCGGCATTATTCTTCACCGCCCTCACCCTCTGCCGGCGGCAATGTGATTGATGGTAGTTCTGTCGTACCTTGACTTGATTGTTCTCCCCTGATACGTTCAATTTCTTCTTGTAGAGCTTTACCCTCCAAACCGTATAGTCTACGTAGTGCACTTTCAAGACTGGTTAATCCTGCAGTATATCTCTGAGTCTCGTTTTGAGTGAGCTCTACATCATCATCCGGTAAACCGTCTTTCCAGTCAATATGTATATCCTCAAGTACCACAGCTCCGGCCATGCCCTGAGCTTTTTCAAGCATCGACGCGAGCCAAAGAACCTCTTTTAGTGCCGGGTCAAATCTCATACGAATACGATTTACTTTCGCAAGAGGTGCCATCATCAGCCTGCGCAATGCGGTACCGCTTTCTGCCAGACCAGATTTCAACTGTCCGAATGCCGCAGCTGATGTTTCCGATAGAATGTATAGTTGCTCCATAAGCAGGTCAATCTGCTTAAACGCTGCGTCAAGCTGTCCGTCCCATGTAACATACCCTGGAGGCTGTTCTCCCTGTGCTATAGGAAAATACTTACCGCCACCACGAAATACCCATTGTCCGGTTGCATTATTATACTCAAGTGCTGAATCCGGACCGTACATATTCGGATCGGCATGCTTATCCAATATACGGCTTATTTGTGCTACTCGTACATCAAGTTCCTGGATTATGCTGTCCAAGTCTGAATAATCATCCAAACCTGTCACTCTATCAGTGGTGATGATATTATTCACTGGCACGATTAAGAATTCGTCAACACCGGTTTCTGTTTCTGCGTATTCAATCGCTTGCCCGATAATACCGTTTTCAATCGGATACTTTGCTGATGTGATTTTGCCCTTTTCGTGAATCTCAGTTTGCAGGTACTTCTTTGTAACGGTCTTGCCTCGTTCCTGTGTGTCTTCTTCATAGGTCCATGCTAAGACATGAGCTTGTATTTCCTTAATATTATCCGGCTTAACCACCGGAAACCAAATTGCCGGTTGCTGCCCTTCGATTATGGCTCGGCCATCATAACGAACTTTAAATATCCCGGTACCGTATCGTGATACGTCAAGTGCTACCTCATACGCAACATTAAAAAGTCCATTATCTTCGATAATTCGTTCAACAGCATTTTGCTCATTACTATCCTGATCTCCTGCAGAAATTCTCGGTGGTTCACCAAGTAGTAAGTCCGCAAACAGCAAAGTGAGTCGTTTATGCCAGTTTAATACAATTTCAAGTGTTGCCTGTTGGTCTTCTCGGAGTAACCTTATCCAATCTCGATATACCTGATCATGTTTTCCCTCAAAAAGTAGTTTATTTTGTGCATATCTCTCAATCCGCTCTACTTCTGTTGGCGGCGGCCACGGTTTGCCTGGAGAAAGAAAACTTAAACTTGTTAACATCTATATCACCATCCTTACCATCCTGGTGGTTTGTCTACTGGTTTTCTTGTTGTATTTATCATGTCTTCGCTTAATCCATACCTGCAAGCATCAATACTATGATTATCCTTATCCGGAAACTGGCTTTTCACTATGCCGTTTCGATCTGTTTCAAGCGAATAATTGATAAACTCCTTCGCTGCTAACGGGCATCGCTCCGGGTCAATGATTATCTTTTCAAGACCCTGCAGGAATTTGATGCCGAACTCTACGGATCCAGGACCTTTCTTTGCGCCTTTGATTTTCATACCGAAACTTCTGAGTTCAGCAATGCTCTTCGGCTCTGCACTATCAGCAATGGTCCAAACATCGTTATATCTCTGTGCTTTCTCCCACAATTGTCGGTTAAACAGATTAAGTCCGCTAATTTCGGCAAATATATAAAGCCGCCGACGTGTTCTGTCATAGTGCATCCTCTCAAAACATAACGGATCCACCGCATAACCAAAGTCAAGTCCTTGCCTGATGCGGTCAAATGTTGC